TACCTATTCCGTGGTTCTCTACTGTTTAAAAGAGTACTAGGTAAGTTAGATGGCAACCTCTGGATCTGCTGATTTTAACCTGGACATGGCCGAAATCACAGAGGAGGCCTTTGAACGTTGCGGTCTTGAGTTTCGCACTGGTTACGATGCTCGAACCGCGCGGCGTTCATTAAATCTTCTCTTTGCGGAATGGGCTAATCGAGGTCTGAACCTCTGGACGGTTGAGGAGGTTACGCAAACTCTTGCGCAACTATCTACTTCTTCGGCCGTGGCAACTTATCCTATCGGCACCATAACAGCTACTGTTGGGGCTTCTACCAATCTTAGTGTGGGGGAAACCATAACAGGAGGGACAAGCGGTTCCACGGCGTCTGTTATAACAAAGCCTTCTTCAACCACGATAACGGTTACTGTTCCTTCTGGGGCCTTTACCGCTGGTGAAACCATAACAGGTTCCAGCAGTGCTGCCAGTACGACAATCAGTGCTGACCCAAGTTTGGTGGACGCTCAGTCTGCGGTGGATGTTTTGGAAGCGGTTGTACGGCGTAGTGGATCGGACATTGGCATTAGTAGGATTAGTCGAGGGGATTACCTAGACACCCCTGATAAAACTACACAAGGCCGACCGTCTCAGTTTTACATAGATCGTTTAATCACACCGACAATTACGATCTGGCCCTCTCCAGAAAACTCTACCGACCAACTTATTTATTACCGTATTCGGCGGATAGAGGACGCTGATGCGGGCGTCAATACGGCAGACATACCTTTTAGGTTTTTACCGTGTCTTACCGCTGGTTTGGCGTATTATCTGTCTATGAAAAAGGCACCTCAGTTACTGCCGACACTTAAAGCTGTTTACGATGAAGAATTTATGCGTGCTGCCAGCGAGGACTCTGAACGGACAGCGTTGAGACTAGTTCCTAGTTTTTCTTCGTTGAGTATTAGGTGATGGCTCGATATGCCGCTGGCACATATGCATTAGGTATATCGGATCGTTCTGGAAGGGCGTATCCGCTACGGGTAATGCTGAAAGAATGGAACGGTAGTCTTGTTGGTCCCGATGAATACGAGTCTAAACAGCCTCAGATAGAGCCCAAACGGGTTATTGCAGATCCCCAAGCCTTACGTGACGCTAGGCCAGATCGTATAGAGCCCGCTGTTAGTGTTCTTCTGGCTTTAAACCCTTTTAGGTCTTCCAGCAGCGGCTCTGCCGTTATTACCGTAACTGAACCAGGGCATGGTCGAAGCACGGGCGACACAGTTCGGTTTAGAACTGTGGAATCGTTTGATGGATTTGTAGAAAGTGTTCTGGAGCAAGCTTCTGGTTATTCCATAACTAAAGTCTCTGATGACACTTACACCTTTAGCGCCAGCAGCGGAACGGCAACAACTGGAAACGTGACAGGGGGAGGTGGGATAGTTTCAGCTGGTCCTGTCACTCTGTCTTCGTAATAGGGGTGTTTTATGGCATTCACGTTTACAACACTTAAAACGGCTATTCAGGATTACGTTCAAAGCACGGAATCAACTTTTGTTAGTCAGTTGCCGCGGTTCATTATTAATTCCGAGGAACGAATTTTAAAAGAATGTCAGCTAGATGTTTTTCGTAAGAATACGCAGGGCACCGTTACATCTGGAAACGCTTTTTTAGCGAAGCCAAGTGACTTTCTCGCTCAAAACTCCTTGAGTGTCATAGTCTCATCAAGCAAAGAGTTTCTTTTATACAAGCAGGTGACGATGTTGCAGGATTACACGCCTAATCCTGCGACCACAGGCGTTCCCCTTTACTACGGCGATTTTGATCAGGACACGTTTCTAATAGCTCCAACTCCTGATTCAAATTATACCGTGGAGTTGCATTATTTCTACCGGCCGCAATCCATTACAGAATCGTCCGATGGCACAAGTTGGCTTGGGACAAACGCAGAGTTGGCGTTGTTGTACGGTTCTCTTGTTGAGGCCTATACCTTTTTGAAGGGGGAACCAGATCTTCTAGGTCTTTATAACCAGCGTTATGGGGAAGCGTTGCAATGGTTGAAGAACCTTGGAGAAGGCTTGCAGACACGCGACCAATATAGATATGATCGTGTCCGAAGGGGCGTTGCGTAATAATGAGCGGTTGCGCGAGTGGTGAAATAGGCAACGCGCTGGTTTTTACGTCCGATAACGGGGGTCATTCGCCAGAACAAATGGCAGAGATGGCCCTTAACAAGATAATGGTTGTTTCAGAAACAGCCCCGCCTGCTATACGAGATCAGGCGCTAGCTTATAAAAACCATATACGGAAAGTGTTGGTTTTTTATATGGCTAAGATGGCAGAAAACGAAAGAACTAGCATTTATGCTTTGATGAAGCAGCAAGGCCAACATGATTTGGCTGAGATTATAAGGAGTTTGTGATGGCGATTGGATCATCAGCGGTTTGCGGAACGTACAAGCGTGAAATAAACGCAGGCATTCATTTCTGGACTTCGCACTCCCGTGGAGACGGCAGTACCATTGCCGCAGACACGTTTAAAATAGCCCTTTTTACCAACAGTTCGTCTATTGACGCCGACACCACGGGTTATTCAACAAGCAACGAAGTTAGTGGAACAAACTACACTGCGGGTGGTGAAGCGTTGTCGAGCGTAACTATTGGTCTTGCTGATAACAGCAGTTCAGTTCCTACTGCTTTTATAGACATGGCTGATGTTACGTGGTCCTCGGCTACAATCACGGATGCGCGGGGGGCTTTGATCTATAACTCAACGCTGGCTAACGCGGGTACGGCGGGTACAACAACACACGCAGCAAAACCTTCGGTATGTGTGATTAACTTCGGTGGTGACAGTTCTTCAAGCGCGGGAAACTTTACCGTTACAATGCCTGCAAATGACGCAAACAACGCTTTGATTCGGATTGCGTAATGACTGTTCTTGGTTGGGGCAGAGGTACATGGAACTCTGGGGCCTGGAATAATTCTCTTCCAGTTACCGGGGTTTCTGCTGCTACGGCCATTGGCACTGCGCGGGTTGACATACAGCCTTCAGTTACCGGGGTTTCGGCGGCTACTGCCGTTGGCACTGCGCGGGTTGACATACAGCCTTCAGTTACCGGGGTTTCGGCGGCTACGGCTACCGGCAGTGTAAGAGTAGACATACAGCCTTCGGTTACGGGGGTTTCGGCGGCTACGGCTACCGGCAGTGTAAGGGTTGACATACAGACCTCCGTTACTGGGGTTTCAGCAACGGCATCCGCTGGCAGTGTACGGGTTGACATACAGCCTTCGGTAACTGGGGTTTCGGCGGCTACAGCCGTTGGCAATGCTTTTGTGTGGCGAATAATTGTGCCAGGACAAGATGCCGATTGGAGTGGTATAGTTTCAGGGCAAAGCGCCGGATGGTCCGTGGTAACGGATACTCAATCACCTGATTGGGCTAATATAGTTCCGGGGCAAAGCGCCGAATGGTCTGCAATAACTGATACTCAGTCACCTGAGTGGACTAAGATAGCGGCATAGGAAAAGAATATGGCTTCTACATTTACTACAGGTTTTGGTATTGAGAAGATTGGTTCGGGTGAACAGTCTGGTACATGGGGCACCACGACGAACCACAATCTCGACATTGTTGATCGTATTGCTTCCTATAAAGCGGTCGCTATAACAACAAACGCGGATACGGCTACTTTAACTGTTCGCGAAGCCTCGCCGGGTTCAGGAACCGAGAACCTTCAAGATGGTATGTACCGCGTAATTAAATTTACGGGAACCTTAGACTCTACCTGTACGATTACAATCGCTCCTAATACAGCGCCCGCTTGGTTCATTATTGAGAATGCCACCAGCGGCAGTCAGTCCATAATTCTATCCCAAGGTTCAGGCGCAAACGTCACCGTTCAGAATGGTAAAAACGCAATTATCTACTGTGATGGCGCGGGTCCGGGCGCAGCCGTTGTTGATGCTCTCGCTGATCTTCAAATTGGTACGTTGGAAGTTACTGGTGCAGCCGCGATTGAT